TCACTTCTTCTGATTACCTACAACTGGAACAATTTTTATTTTCCTGTCATACCGCGCCGTTTGCCCCATGTTTTTATGTCCTGATATTGCCTGCTTCTCACTGAGTGAACCCTCAAGATCAGAAACACCTTTAGCTTTCAGATCATGAAAGGTGAAATTAAAGTCCAATTCTGGGTAAGCCTCTTTTGCTGCTTCTCTGGCTTTGCGCCAACGACTATTAAAGCCGTCGCGTGTATACCTCAGTCCTGTTCGTTGGCGGATGATGTATACACTGCTGATGCCCTGCTGTAAGGGCAGGGACTCTGCCAGTGCGATAGCGTCACGTAATCGCTGTGACCATTCCTTGATTTGTTTTGCCCCCGTCTTACCTTGCCTGATAAATATCCCTGACTCTCTAAATTGATCTTTGCGTAACGAAAGTACATCAGCTTGCCTCGCCAGACACAGATACGCTATTTCCATTGCTGCCCGAACAATGTCAGGTGCAACTTTATACAGAGCTTTATATTCTTCATCTGTAATATAACGCTCCCTTGATTCCTCTTTAAATTGCTTAACTCCCTTACACGGATTACCTTTCACAAATCCCCGTTCGTATCCCCACCTATAAGCGCGAGACATAAACGTTTTTTCCCTGTTTGCCTGTGTCCTGCTACTCAGTCCTCTCTTATCCATATATTTTCTGACATGTTCAGGTTTTATATTATCGGGGTGCATTGCACCGAAAACCGGTAATAACTTTGTTGCGTATTTTCGATAGTCTTTTTGTGTCTCGGTTGCCAGATCAATGAAATCAACGGATCGGAAAAAAGATTCAACTAATGTATTTAACGTTGATTTATCTTTTTTCTCATTAATGAACTTTTCATAATGAACCCAGACTTCTGCCTGTGTAGCGTCAAGCGCACACAGCCTTATAGTACGTCCGTCTGGGTGCTTGAAGTTGTAAGCACTGGGGCCACGAAATACCCGAGAGGGCATCCAGTTATCGGCTGCGTTTTTGCGTTTACCGGCCACTATTCATGGCCTCAAAATTGGGTTCTTCTCTCTCCGACTGCACCTGCTTAACGCGTAAAGTGACTGGGTTCAAAAAATGGCCCCAAGTTGTTTTCGGGTGGCCGTCCGGGCGCTTAATAAAAAATATTCCTGCACGGCGTAAAGATTCACACTGTTTGGTTTTATAGTGATGACCGGTCAACTCAATCATCTCCTCTTTCGTGATTATGTCGTGGTCGTTTCTCATGGTCTTGCCCCTGTATCATTCGGGCGATTGCTCTGTCGGTTTCAGAACATGCCCGCTGTATATCTTGGTCGGTGAGTTGTTGTTTTCGTACACTTGCGGATAATTTGCCAATCTTAATATCGAAGTCGGTTAATAGGCGCTTGCCTGGTTGCCATTGTTGCATTGTGGTTTTCCCTGGTGTTGGTTCACCACAATGCTAGCTGTGCAGGCTGATTATTTCTGATTAAGCAAAATCAATTTCTGTTTGGTACTTTTCTACGTCTCCAGCACCCCACAGCCAAGCCGGTACCAAATGAAAATGCAGCTACAGCGCTGACCTCGGCCCCATAGATAAGAATTAAGGCTGTTCCTGCTGTGATAAAGAACACGGCTAGTTGAGAACGGATCATTGCTTGGCATCCTTTTCTGTGATTGGTTCCGGTGGGGTACTGCTAATCCGAACATCTACCGGGAAATCGTAGTGAACATCACAGCGGCGATCGGTGTGGATGGTTCCCGTTCTTCCGTCTGGGAGTGTTATATAAGCCAGTTCGTGCCGCTTTTGTGTCTTTCTTAGCATTGGTCTTGCCTCAATAATGCCCCGTTGGTCCGGGGCTAAATGAAATTAGCGAACTTGCAGGCTACGGCTACCTATCTCAATATGCGCACCTTTTACATCAACGCCATTTTCTATGGCCTCTTTGATGGCTTTTTTATCCGGCGCTACGATGGTTTGCACTGTTACAAGCTCACTTGGCAACAAATCCTCGTTATCGATAACCACGCTGGCTACACCTTTACGAGCGGTGAATGTGTTATACGGCGTTTTCAATGTGTTCATATCAGCAGCCAGTAAACAGCTAAGCACATACTGCTTGATCGACTTTGCCCGGTTCTCGAATGATCGCTTACGGTCGGCTAGCCGTTTAGCTTCTTCATCACAGGTCTTTGCTTGCCCCTCAAGATTGCGAACAAAGACGTAGGTTGCATCCAGCTTATCCCCCAAAGCACCCTCTAAACCCTCTAGCGTGTCGGCGATCATTTCTGGCGTGAGTTCGTCTGAGGACTCAACTAACTGTTGCAGTTTGAAAAGGTCTGCGGCTAATGCGATTGCTGTGTTGCTCATGCTGTCGGCTCCTGTGCGGTAAGTTCGGCAACCCGTTTTTCAGTTAAGCGATGTAAAGCAAGCAAGCGGGTTTTTAGGTAATTGGCGTGTTCGTGATCGGCTTTGGATTCAGCATCTTTGCGATGGACATCAACTTCGCGCGCAATAGTGCCGTATATTTTGCTCACTTCATTGGTAGTGACGGCATTCGAAATGGTATTACCGACTTTGGTTAACTTATCGTCCAGCTCTTTGCGCAGGCGAACTGTGTCACCGGCTTTCTCACTGGCGTTCTTGATAGCAAACTCAGCGGCGTTATCAGTGCGGTATCCGATATCGTCAAAAAGACCGAGGAATACATCAGCAGAGAAACCAAGTTGTGACAGTGCCTTTTTAGTCGCATCCGTTAGTGATTTTTTGGTGACTTCACTATCACAGGTGAGACCATTTTTGGTGTTGTAGATATATGGGGTGCAACCATATGCAGGGATTTCGCCACGCTCACCACGCAGGGTGTAGATTAAGCGTATTTTAATGACATGATTGATCTCAGTCAGATAGCCGCCAGAGCCATTGGGAATAACTTCTTTGATATAATTCCCATCAGCACCTTTAATTGACCGCATGATCGGTGCGCCGTTATCAAAGCGCTCTTCTAAAACCTCTACCCGCCAGTTGATGCCTTGAGGCCCAAGCAATTTTGTCGCTTGCATAACCATATAGGTGCCGTTAATCGACGTGCCACCGCCGTTATTTGAGAATGCTTTGGTAAAGCGTTCATCGGTTCTTTGCACCGAGCGCCACAGGTTCATGTTGTCCTGCACATCTTGTGGTTGTGCGGAGATATCCTCTTCAATGATGACGGCTCGCTGCTGAAACTCATCAGTGCTAATTTCAGACGTACGCTGGATAGTTTCTGTGGGTTGCCCCGAGCCATCTTCAACAGATGCATAAACGCCGTAACCCAACTGATCCAACGTCTCTTTAGCCTGTTGCGCGGCATTATCGGTGATAGGTTCCTGTGCAGTTTTTTCCTGTTCTGTTGCAGTGATTGGCGGTTTTGTTTCAGTTTCTGGCTCAGAATTGGCAACCAGCGCCAGTTTTGTTTCACTGTTTGCCGCCGGCGCTGGTTTATCACCGACCAGGCCGTCGATAGAGAACTTACCGTCACCCAAATTTTTAACGGCAGGCTGTGGCAGCCTGACGGCTAAACACTGTGAGATGAATTCTTTTCTTGCGGCGGCATCGGTCAGAAATATAGGTTTCTCTTTACCTGCGCGGATCATCTCAAAGATAGTTTCACGCGGGATAGATAACGCATCGCTGCGAACACGCAATTCGGTAGACCATTTACGCCAGGCATCGTCATTACTATCCATCAACTCTTTGGCTTGTTTCATTTCTGCGGAGTGGATTTCCCAGCAGTTAAAATTAGCGGGTACCAAGGCGAGGGCAACTTCGAGATCAAGCGTTTTATAGGTGTGGTCAAAGCCGCGTTTAATTGGCGCATCAGGGGAGGGGGTGTTTATACGGGTGACTTTTTTCGCCCCGGTTAACTCATCCCGCTTGGCGGGTTCATCAACCCATTTTTGGGCAAACTTCTGAACCTCAGGGAATTGAGGGATTTTAGGGAACTTCACATTAATGGCGTCGATCAGCTCTTTGACTGATTCCTGATACATTGCACCAATAGCGGGGATGCCAGCCAAAGCCGTTATAATTGAACGTAGCCCCGCATCACCCTCATCATCGTTAATCAGGTCATAGACCAGTGATAGTTCGTGTGTATCGATGTCATGCAAGTCATACATTAGGATCTTGCCAACTTTGACGTCAATGCCCAGCTTGGCGTAGTTCACTAAGCCAGAATCATCACCTTGTTCGTCGTTATCATCCTCATCTTCTGCAGATGCCACGGTATTTGGCGTCCACACCTTACCGTCAAAAGTATTATCCTGGGCGAACTGTTCGTCGAACTCACCGACCACAGGGCGTGGTTGCCCGACTGAATCCTCACAGATTTTGGGGTCAGCAAAGTTATCACCAGCGGCGGGGTAGGCCTCCCACAATTTCGCGATGGCCAGTGCGGATGCCATTTTTTTATTTATGGCTTCCAGCGCTATAACCAGTTGTATAGCCCCATTTTTGAGAGCCGCTTTTTTCGGCTCGAATAAACAAATAAATACAGTCATGTTGGTCTTGCCTCTGTTAATTACATTTTGGCTATCGTCAACGGCACTTCTTTACCGAACGATGCTATTTGTTTTCTTGGTCTCTTACTTTTTGCATGAATGCGCTGTCGTGGTTGGGTGGTGTAAGCATCTCGCCATTCCCCAGATAGTCAGGATTCATATATTGTTCGCGGTAGATATATGTTTCTTCTTGGCAATTTGGACACCAACTACTGCCTCGCTTATTGGTGCCGCACATATCGCAATATTTACTCATGATCTGCTCCTCAAATTTCAAACGGATCTTGGTCTTTGATGTATGACTAATTAAAAAGGAATTTCGGTATCGTCAGATACGCTCGATGGAGTGCTGTGCTCGATACAGAGCAACGCCTGAATCTGATCATCAATTTGGGACAGTTTCCGATGCGACTCCGCCGCGATTTGTTCTTTTTGGCTGCGGAGTGAATCAACCTGTTTACTGATGATTTCAAATGGATCGGGTTCGTTGAAATCAATTGTAATTTCGCGGGTATCTAGCAATGTATACGCTGGCACAATCTGTGACATGTCACAGCTATGGATAACAAAACGGTTATCTTTAGAGCTTGGATGCGGATTAACATGAATATAAAGCGTTGTGGTTATCTGTAGTGCTGTCATAGCAACTCCTGATATACTGGTTATAAGATTGGTGGCGTAAGCCGTTGGTCTTGCCTCTGTTAACGGGTTGGTCCCCGTTAGCAATTCCCGGTTAACTTTGGTCGGTGACCCGGGGTAAAGAAGCCCACTTCGGTGGGTTTTTTTACGTCTGTAAATTGGTGCCGTCTTTCCGGGCTGTCAGAACGTATTAAACCTAAATTGCGAATCATCCGGTGTTTCGTATGCCACCGGCAGCTACTTCGTGGGCGTCCTGCCTGTTCGCATCGGCTGCTGTGCCGTGTTGATGGGATGAATGTACCTATAGTTACCTTTTGTGTCAACAAGGAAATGTTCCAATAGTTACATGCAGGAGCATAAAAAAGCCCATCAGGGGGATGGGCTATTGATTACAGGTCTTGGGTGACCTGTACAACTCTACCGAGAATACGGCAATTGCCGTTGATTTCGATGGGTTTGAAATTGGGATTTAGGGGCATTAGATATTTATTAGGGCCATCAACAACTAACTTTTTAATGGTGGCCTCGGAACTACCATCAATGATGGCAACAACTATCTTGCCGTATAAATCATCAATAGAACCATAATTAGGCTCCACGATAACAGTTGAACCCTCGGGGATAGAGGGCGACCCGTTGGGGTTGGTCATTGACTCGCCCCGAACATCTAAACCAAATGCGTTTTCAGAAACCTTCACTGTGGTGTTACACCATCTAAGAACATCAGAAATACGGGCGGCGGAGTAGGTTTCTGTCCATGCACCGGCTTGCACAGATGAGATAACAGGTATGGCATTAGGTATAGCGACGAGGGGCTTAATCTTGGTGTCGTCAACCTGTCGTAAATCCCCGGTGCCATAGAGCAACCACTCTGGCGTGCATGAAAGTATTTGCGCCAGTCGGTGAAGATTTTCCCCATCTGGTTTGGTTATTCCTGACTCCCATTTTGTCACTGATACACGGCTCACCCCAATAGCTTTGGCTAATTGGACTTGCGTGAGATCTAGCTGCAGTCTGCGAAGTCGGATGCGGTCATTCATTTCAGTTTTCATGTAACCAATGTTACGCCATAGTGAGGTGAAAAGTGTTTGCATTGTTATGTACCTTTTGTTACCTTTCATCCTGAGTTCAACAAGGAGTTCTTATGAACAAGAAAGATGTCGTCAAGTTTTTTGGTGGCGTAGTGAATACCGCCACGGCCTTAGGCATAAAGCACCCAGCGGTTTGTCGTTGGGGGGCAATTATCCCTGAGAAACAGGCAATGAAGATTGAACGCATTACTCATGGCGAACTGAAATATGACCCCGCTATGTATCAAAGTGCAGCTTAGTCAAATCCCACACACAAATCTGATTATCAATAATCAATTTCCTGCGACAGGAGACGCATCGTGGAACAAGAAATTAAAGCCCTTAAAGCCGAAGTTCAGGCGTGGGCGGCAGAACGGGGGCAGGAGCATGTAGCTATCGAGATCAGCAGAATGTTTTTCTTGCTCAATACCAACACCAGTTCAGTTCGTCTCACTCCCATTGAAAACGGGCAGGGCGGTGCTGATTGGAAATCTATCAACAACAACCGGCAGCAGTTATTTCGTTGGCTGCGCGGGGATTCAAAAGCATCAATGCGCAAGGTCTTAGAATTATCACCGGTACTTAAAGCGGCGCTCCCGGCAGAACGGCGGGCTAGAGTGAATGGCGAGACCGTTAATTATTTGGTTTCGATTGCTAGCAGAGAGTTTGCCGCAGCAATTAGCGCGGTTCTATTAGATGGCTGTGACATGTCACAAAGAATATCGGGCGCTGTTGCGGCACTTCACGCAATCAGACCACAACACCACCGGCTGACCACCGTATAACAGAGGCAAGACCAATGCTTACATCTATCGACAAAATTACCTGGTGCAACGGATTCCGGCTGAACGGGCAACCGGCAAGCATAGCTGACATAGAGCCAATTTTTGCAGGGCGTCAGGTCGCCGCATATAGCGTGTGGGAACAGTACGAGCAGAAGAAAGCAGACCTGCGCGGGATGAACCTATCAGCTGACGATTATCAGTCTGCTTGTCGGCAAATAGCGGAAGCGCTGGGGATATGAATATGAATAGCGCCAAGCTGTTAATTAATGAACCTCCGTTGCAAGTATTACCCTCGCTTGCAAAAGAAATTGGACTCAATGAAGCCATACTCGTTCAGCAAATTCATTATTGGCTATGTCGGTCAGATCACCGACACGAAAGCCGGAAGTGGTTTTATAAATCGGCTGCTGAATGGGCTGATGAATTGGGCTTTTGGTCTGATAGTACGATCAAACGCACACTGGCAAACCTGCTTGAAATGAAACTAATTTCAGTTGGTCAGTTACATAAAATTTTGCTCAATGATCCCTATAACCGCACTAAGTGGTATTCGATAAATTATGACCAGTTGGAGTTGCTTAATTCTACAAATGCATCTGGTCAAAATGACCAATTGGGAATAAGTCAGAATGACCAGATCCCATCTAGTCAGAATGACCAAATGTTACAAGAGAATACTACAGAGAATACAACAGAGAGTAATACACCTAACGGTGTTGGTACGTCAGTGTCTGACGACACACAAATAATCGTTAATTCTGAACGGATGGAATACCAATCTGTGCTCGATGCATACCACAAGATTTTGCCTGAAATGCCCGAGGTGAAAATCCTGACTGATACCCGCAAAAAGACACTTCGTAACTTCTGGAAGAAATTCAAATTCAATCAAGAACGCTGGGAGGCTTATTTGAAATATATCGGTATCCATTGTCGATGGATGCTGGAAGACCGTCCAAACGGTAGAGGTGGTTTCTGGAAAAGAAAAAATCTGGATTATCTGATGACAGAGCGGTGCTACGTTTCGGTCAAAGAGGAACGTGCAAATGACCAATGATTTCACATTGCCACCGCACCATCTTGAAGCTGAACAGGCCGTCCTTGGGGGGCTAATGCTCAACACGGACGAGGATCGGACTCAAGCGGTGATTAGTTTGGTTAAGCCTGAATCATTCTATAGCCGTCCACATCAACAAATTTATCGTGAAATATTGGCATTACTCAAAGCACATAAACCAACGGATTTAATTACGTTAAGTGAAGCTTTAGAGGCGAAAAATTTACTCGAGCAAGTGGGGGGGTTTGGTTATTTAGGGGGGATAGGCCGTATTCCCAGTGTTGCGAATATTATCGCTTATGCCCACATCGTTCGTGAAAAAGCGATCCTGCGTTATACCCTCGAGAAACTTTACAAATGCATTGAATTGGTCGGGGCAAACAACGGGATAGACACCGAAGCCAAACTGGACAGCGTTCAGCAAATGATTACCGCTGTTACTGACCATGCCAAAACAGGCAAGCGGGGCGGGCTACGGACTGCAAATGAGGTTATTAGTGAGTGGGTTGATGATGTTGACCGGCGCTTTAGCGATCCTGATGGTACGGCTGGCTTAACGCTGGGAATTGAGAGCCTGGATAGATTGATGGCTCCGAAGCAGGTACTCAGAGGCGCATTAGTCGTCATTGGTGCGCGCCCAAAGATGGGCAAGACTGCAGCATACAATAAAATTGCTACTCATTTCGCGCTTAATCACCGATTACCAACACTCGTTTTTAGTCTGGAAATGACAGATAGGGGGATCATCGAACGAATGGTTTCCCAGGAAGCTGGTGTAAGTTCTGACATTTTTTATATCGGTGCCAATGATGATAGCGATATGGCTCGCGCAATGGCAAAAGCAGGGGAATTGGCAGAATCAAACCTGATGATTGACAGCACTCCAGGGGTGACTTTGGCTCACATCGTTGCGGAGTGCCGCAAGGTAAAGCGTCAGCGCGGGGATGTGGGGTTGGTTGCCGTGGACTATCTCACACTGATGAAAGCGGAGGCCGCTGAGCGCCGTGATATCGCATATGGAGACATTACTACGGGGCTAAAAAATCTGGCTAAAGAGCTGAACTGTGTTGTCCTCCTACTTACCCAGCTTAACCGAAAACTAGAAGAACGTTCCGATAAGCGACCATGGCCAGCAGACAGTAAAGATACAGGGCAGATAGAGCAGGATTGTGACATCTGGATAGGTTTATACCGTGATGCTGTTTATAACAAAAATGCTGACGAAAGCCTCATAGAGATTATTTTGCGCTTAAATCGAGAGGGGCCGAGTGGTACTGCTCATGCACAGATGGTCAATGGTTATATCAAGAACATTAGTGATCAAGACGCAGCAAAGCTTGCCCAAATAGGACAGGATAAAGACAAGAGATATAGCAAAGGAACCACGCACGACGCATTTTAATAAAACCACGCCTGACCAGCGTTTAAGTCACCCCAAAAGAGGCAAGACCATGAAAGAACGTGAACTAACCATTCGTGAACTGGCTAGCGTTATGCTGGGCCAAAGCATGAACTATAACCAGATGATCGAGGCTATTGCTTTAAAATTCCCTAATGCTGAAATGTCTATTAGCGTTCTGCGTATCCGTGTGAGAAGCATGGTGCTCTCACCTCATGCAGACATTACCCGCCGCAATGGCCGAAAGACTCAATACACACTCAACAGTATCTCAGAGGATTTTTTCCGATTCTCTGACACGCAAGTAAAACGCAATAAAAGTGAACCTCGCACAAAATCCGCTCGCATGCCTTTTGATGAAAAAGAAAGGGTGTATTGCTTACGGGTATCAATAATAGATCAATTGCTGCGTAACGTACGCTTGGCACATTAACGATGGCTGGGCAATCGGATTATCTCCCCCCCGAACTCCCGTACAACATTTGCCTCTGGCCTCAGGAATACCAAGAAAAGCTAAATCTTGATTTGAGAGCCAGCGGCTTAATCAAAAACCTGTACGAGCGCAGGACCAACCGCGCCCACGTACTGGAAGCGATTGAACGGGTACCGGTGCATTATCGGGAATTTTTTAAACAGCGCTTAAATTACTGGCGTGACCGTAGAGACTACAGAGGCGAGACCAAATGAATATATCAACCGATGGCATGATTGCTGCAATTCGTTCAGCAGCGGAGAGAGTGGGACCACGTGAAAGTGAAGTGCTAAACGGCATCGCTGACCGCATAGCAGAGCTTGTGGCATCATCTAATAAGAACCGGCGTACAGCGAAGCACTACGAGCGGGAGTGCTTGGAGTGGCAGGGGAAATATAATGTAATTGTTGCTGAAAATGCCGTACTCCAACAAGCCTGCGTCCATGTGTATAGCGCGGGTTACAACAGAGGACACCTGAATACGGTAGATGGCATTCCGTCATGTGGCGATTATGAAGAGGACGCATTTGAGGCGCTATACGAAGTAATTAATGTCCCTGCAACCACTCTGGCTCTGAATGATGTCGAGGCGAGCGGTGTTGAGAAATTTGCGCAATACCGTCACGTACAAGCCTTTGACGTTGGTGTAATGGCAGATACAGGTGAGATTACCAATATTCTTGATTTCGCAACAAAACTACGTGAGGGGGCGCAATGATCTGGCCTACTGAAGTTCAGCAATGTGCCTCATCAGTCATTCCTGTTCACCCAATGAGTGAGCCAGAGCAACAGCAGCTACTGGCCAATATGAACCAAATGTTTTTGACGCGGGAAGATCCGCGCAACATTCAAAAGGCGGCTCATGCATGGGCGCGGCGTAAAGAAATCACGGTAGCGCGGCCTGATTTACAGGATGGCTTGGTTGTTGTCGGTTTTGCTGGTGGCGGCGGGAGCTGCGAGGGCATCAAGCAGGCATTGGGCTATGAGCCACACATTGCCATGAATCATAACCCGGTAGCCATGGCGATGCATGCCATCAATCATCCGCGTACACTGCATTACCCTGAGGACATTTTCAGTGTTGACCCGTTGATATCTACTGGTGGTCTGCCGGTATTACTGGGTTGGTTCAGTCCTGATTGCCGCCATTTCTCCAAGGCCAAGGGCGGCACGCCAGTTAAGAAAGAAATTCGTGGTTTAGCCTGGGTGGTATTGCGCTGGGCACTGGCGGTACGCCCACGCTTTCTGATGCTGGAGAATGTTGAAGAGTTTCGCGGTTGGGGGCCATTATTGACGGATAGTCAGGGTAATCACCGACCTGATCCAGTCCGTAAGGGAGAAACGTTCAAGGCATTTATTGGCATGTTGGGTACCGGTATCGATGCCAATCACCCAGCGCTGACCGAAGTGTGTGAGTTTTTGAAGATAGATATCAATAGCCCAGAGGCGGCAAGGTTGGTTTCAGGGCTGGGTTATAACGTTGACCACAGAGAACTGAAAGCCTGTGATTACGGCACGCCTACCATCAGAAAGCGGCTGTTTGTGGTTGGGCGATGCGACGGTGAACCGGTTGTATGGCCAGAGCCAAGCCATGGCGCACCCAACTCTACTGATGTGCTTTCTGGCATGCTGCAACCTTGGCGAACGGCGGCGGAGTGTATCGACTGGAGTCAGCCAACTCGCTCTATTTTCGGTCGCAAGAAAGATTTGGCTGATAACACCTTACGGCGCATTGTCAAAGGGTTGCAGCGGTTTGTTATTGATAACCCTGACCCGTTTATTGTGCGACTGGGCCAAATCGGTTTCGGTGGCGACCGCCTGCAGTATCCGCTAGACCAGCCGCTAACCACCATCACCAGCAAGGCCGAGCATTTATTGCTGGAGCCGTATGCAGTGAAGTGCAACCACACCAGCACCAAAACCAAATATGATTGCTTCCGTGGGCAGTCATTACGCGATCCGTTACAGACCATCACCAGAACCCACGGTTTTGCTATCGCTGCGCCGGTGGTTGTGCGTCAGTTCGGCAATAGCACGGCAAATGATATCAATGCACCGCTGGGTACCGTTACGGCGGGTGGGGGAGGTAAAAGCCAGTTAACCTGCGCTTATCTTGCCAAGCATTATGGCGGTAATTATACCGGTGCAGGCATCGAGATTAACCAGCCATTGCATACTATTACCACGGTTGATCACCACGCGCTTTGCACCTCGCACCTGGTACAACTACGCGGCACATGTCGCGATGGTAAACCGATCACTGAACCGGTACCGACTTTAACAGCCGGCGGTAATCATGTCGGAATGGTTAACGCATTTTTGACCAAGTATTACGGTACCGGTGGCTCAGTAGATCTCTCAGAACCGATACACGCGGTGACGACAAAAGAGCGCTTTGGGCTGGTGGAAAGCAATCTTGATGCTGAACCACTGAGCGACGAGCAACGCTACAATGCATGGAATTGTGCGCGGCTGGCTGATCATTTCAGCGATTTACCGGACGACTGGCATTTATTCCCCGCGCCACGATCACAATATCTATGTGTGGGCGAATACATCATCGTTGATATCTGCATGCGCATGTTGATTGCCCGTGAGTTGTACAACGCCAGCGGATTCCCACCAGATTACATTATTGACCGCGATATTGATGGCACCCTCTGGCCCAAATCTGAACAAGTAGCAAGATGTGGCAATGCTGTGCCGCCACCATTCGCTGAGGCACTGGTAAGGGCCAACATGCCGGAGTTGTGTATCTGGAGGATGGCGGCATGACAGAGATAAAACATCCGGTCATCAGATACCATGGCGGCAAGTTTAGATTAGCGAAATGGATAACCAGTTTTTTCCCGGATCACCGTTGCTATGTTGAGCCGTTCGGGGGGGCGGCGTCAGTTCTATTGAGAAAGGCCCGCTCCCACGCGGAGGTTTATAATGATCTTGATGGCGAAATCGTGAACCTATTCCGAGTGCTGCAAGATCCAGTAATGAATATACGGTTACGTGATTTATGTGTACTGACACCGTATAGCCGCGAAGAGTTTAACTTTGCCTATGAGCCTATTGATGATGAATTGGAACAGGCCCGCAGGACGGTAATTAAGGCCACAATGGGATTTAGTTCAGCGTCGGCCACAGCCAATAAATCAGGGTTTAGGACTGATACCAAAAGAGAATATTCGACAGCCCAGCAGTTATGGGCGTCTTATCCTGATAATTTAGCTGCCATTGGTTCGCGTTTACTTGGTGTGTTGATAGAGAACCGCCCAGCAGTTCAGGTATTACTGGATCATGATACTGATAACACTTTGAATTACATTGACGCACCATATTTACCAGAAACGCGCCAACGCTGGAAACCAACTGGTTATTCATATCGCCACGAAATGACCGAACAAGACCATATCGAATTACTCGAGCCGGTCAGAAAATTGAAAGGTATGTCGATCATTTCCGGTTATGACAGTGAACTGTATAACGACATGCTGGCCGGATGGCGTAAGGAAACGAAATCAGCACAGGCCAGCGCTGGTATGGGCGGCACGGTCACCAAAATAGAATGCCTATGGTTCAGCCCTAACATTGATAAACGGGAGCATCCGCATGAGTGACACCAAAGAGCGGGCTGCGGCCCGTAAACGCCTACAGCGTCAGAAAGAGCGTGATAGTGGCAGCTATAAATTAATAGCGACAATAGACCAGCAAGAGAAAGAAATGTTACAGCAGAACTGCGCCTTGCGTCGCCCGCAGCGTGAACCGTATGACATGGACGAGTACATAACTATGTTGATACGCAAAGATAACGCAGAGCTACAGGCGCATCTCAAAGAGCAATCCGGACGCAAATGCGGTAAGTGTGGCGATGCTTTGCCTGGTGATAGTCAGGGCTGCGCATTAATAGGTGAAAGTGAATGCTGGCAAACTCTTGGGTGGCATGAGACTAAATTAAATATATAGTGATGTGACATGTCACAGGAGTAATTTAATGAAAATTAATCATGAGTACTTGCGTAATTTACTTGATGCTTTTGAGTCATCGGAAAAGCCTGAAACTAATATTGAAGAGTTAGAGTTAAAAGGTTTTAAGTGTGATGAAGATTTCGTTTTTCATATGAGATTACTCGACGACCAAGGCTTAATCTGCCGAACTGATGGCGGGCAAGGCTTTGGTATCGTTTATTCTAAATCTGATGATGGAGGATATGATTGGGTATTACTTCCTCTTCGACTAACAGCCAGAGGCCATGATTTCATTGCTGACTTAAGGCAAAAGGAAGTTTGGCAGACTATCAAAGCAGGATTTAAAGATGAGGGGTTGTCAACATTAATGTCAGTAACTAAATCTCTTGCGGAAGGGTTTGCTAAAAAGAAAATTAAAGATCTTACTGGCTTTGATGTTAGTTAAAACTTATTGAAAGTAATTATATTGATTCTGTTATTATATAAATATCGGATTGAACACCCGATAACCTAAATATCGTGCTGCTGTGCCATACATCCGGGGGCGGAAATGGCACAGTATAGCTTTACCAAATCAACAGGTGGGATCTTAGTACCGGCCACGCCGGATGCTGAGGATTTTGTCAAAAATACCAAGCTGGGGACTATTGTCACCGGCGAATTTAAACGTGTGCGTAATGCGCCGTTTCACCGTAAATTCTTCTCGTTGCTCAACTTAGGCTTTGAATATTGGGAGCCAAAGGGCGGGGCGATATCACCATTCGAACTAAAATTCCTGCGCGGTTATGTAAGCCAACTTATTTCCTATGTGGGGAATGAGGGCGTACTTCATGAGATAGCTGACGATTATCTGGCGCTGGTGGCCGGTAAACGAGCGGCGAACTTATCTACCGCAAAATCATTCCATGCTTTCCGCCGTTGGGTAACTGTCGAATCGGGCCACTATGATCTGTTCGAATTACCGGACGGCTCAACGCTGCGTGAACCTCGCTCTATTTCATTTGCGAAAATGGACGAGCTGGAATTCAACGATTTATACAAATCAGTGCTGAATGTTCTGTGGACTTTCATTCTCAGTAAATCATTCATTCATCCATCCGAGGCGGAGAACGCCGCCAGTCAATTAATGAGCTACGCAGCTTAGGGGTAATCATGGCTAATTTACGCAAAGAGGCAAGGGGCCGTGAGTGCCAGATCCGTATCCCTGGGGTGTGTAATGGCAACCCTCAAACGGTGGTGCTCACTCATTATCGACTGGCAGGAACCTGCGGTACCGGAATTAAACCCTCTGATGAACAGGCCGCATGGGGATGTAGTTCATGCCATGACGAATGCGACCGGCGCACTCGTTTAATTGATGGCGACATGGCACGGCTATATCACGCTGAGGGCGTTATGCGGACACAGGCGGTATTGAGAAAGGAAGGTAAGCTATGAACCAGGTGAAAAATAACTCAATGCGTAATATTCAACTTGTCCTTGAGCGCTGGGGAGTATGGGCCAGGTATTCTTCAGGACTCGATTACTCTTCTATTGCCGCAGGGTTTAAGGGATTAATACCCGATACCTCCGGCCCTCAACAATCATGCTGTGATGATGATGGCCTAATTGTTGATGGTTGTGTTGCTCGACTAAATCAATATCGACCTGATGAGTACGAACTGATTATACGGCATTATGTGTTGAATCAGTCAAAACGGGCCATTGCTCGGCAGCAGAAACGGGATGAAAGAGCCGTCAGGGTGAGCATGCAGATGGCTGAAGGGTTTGTTGATGGTTGCCTGTCGATGATAGACGCTTGCCTAGAAATGGACCCCGCAACAATGAAGTCAGAAATTTATGATAAAAGTGTTGGTGCGGCCGCAAAAAGTGCATTAGTGTGATAAGAGTTGGTTGTGCAGTAGCGCTTATCCAGTCAAATAAACCTCGCTTCGGCGGGGTTTTGTAGTTTATGGGGAGTGAATTAGTCGCTGTTTAGGAGCAAAAAAACTGTAAGCTAACTAGCTGTATAAGCTAATCAAGGGAACGGTATATGGATTTTAAAGATGTGATCACTCCGTTAGCAACGTTAGCTGCTGTTTGGTTAGCGGCAAACTTTACTTTACGCAATGAGCTACGAAAAAAAGAACTCGAAATCAAAGCTGCACATTTGGAAAAATTATCAGAAAATTGTGATAGCACACTGATTCATTTAATTAATTATGCAGGAAGCATTGCTAGTATGCTTGATGCACATATGCATTTTACCCCAGGTAATGAACCTTTCAGAGTTCATTTCTTAAATGATCTGTTAACTCAAATTGACGACAGCCCGCGCGGCTTAGATCTGGAAAAAATGCATTGGTGTCGTCATGGATTAGAGTTCCACAGAGAAAATGAGTGGAAACGCTGGAGTGAGGTTGTTCCATCGCTCAAGGATAGGATCTATGATTTTTTCATGGTTACAACCCCTGGCGATGAGAATCTGGTGATGCTTGATAAAAGCCGCACAAGGGCTGAAATTGCTGAGTTTACAGCAGATCTACGGGTTCGAATAAAAGACATAGATGTACAGCGAAAAGAGATTGTATCGGCTATGGCTAATGATTTCCGTCTGTTAACTCAATCTGCCCCAAATAATATTTACGATTTGGTATTTAAATGCCGAAAACGGCTATTAGATTTTTTTAAGCGATAGTTTTAATTTCTGCTATTTATTCAAGGCTCACTTCGGTGGGCCTTTTTTATTTCCACTACGCACCCAGCCCGTCCGGGAGGGGGAGATATGAAAATGCATAACAACCCTGACCTTATGGACATCATCACTAAATGGATTGCCGCACATCGCCTCGAATTTGGCTATGGCGGCATCGCTGGGATTATTGCTTGGTTGCGTGGACGGTATAACGAAAAGCCGTGGCGTAGATGTTTTCTCGATGCGTTGATGTGTGCCGCTATAGCGTTTGCGGTGCGGGACGTTCTTGATTTCTTCGGTTTATCGACAGACCTCGCCTATATATCGAGCGTCATTATTGGTTATCTCGGTACGGATTACTTATCCAGCTTATTTAAATGGAAGGTAACGGGCCGGCCGATTGAAGAAGGGAAGGGTAATGACAAGTAATTTCAGATTCAGCCAGCGGAGTGAGGGTAACCTCAAAGGCGTTAATGCTGACTTGGTGAGAGTGGTTCGCCGCGCTCTGGAGCTATCGACCGTTGATTTCGGCGTTATTGAAGGTGTCCGCACGGTAGAACGGCAAAAAGAGCTGGTGGCCACTGGTAAAAGCCAGACCATGAATAGCCGTCATATCTCCGGCAATGCGGTTGACCTGCTCCCTACTGGTGCCAACTGGAATGATTACAAGTGTTGGTTGCCGGTATTGGATGCCATGCACCGTGCGGGTAAAGAGCTGGGCATTAAGCTGCGTTTTGGTATCAGTTGGACAGATAACCCGAATGACAAGCCAGCGAAGTTCTTGGATGCCCCTCACATTGAGATACCCGCATGACTTGGCTAGTCAGTAATTGGCGAACTGTATTTGTGGCGTTGGTTATTCCGGCATTCCTTTTCCTGCTTCTTAATCGTAATCACCTCTCAAATCAGGCCGAGAAAAGAGAAGCAGAGCTGGTGACTGAGCAGGCGACTAACGTTGCTCTGGGAAGCATCATCGATGCATACCAAGCGAATGACGCTGCCAATCGCGTATCTACAACCCGTCAACTCGAAAACGAAAGGAAACTACGAAATGAAAGTGACGAGCGACTCAGGCGGTTCAAGGCAGCAGCGGCGAGTGATGATTGCTCTATCAAGCCTATGCCTGGTGATGTCATTAGCGTCATGCGTGAATAAGCCCATTAAACCGCCCATTACCGAACCCGCCCTATTATTGCCCCCAGAGTCAGCGCTTACCCCCTGTGAAGTTCCAGAGTTTACCGGTATTACATGGGGAGATAGCGGGTTGTACGCAATGGAGTTAAAGCGGGAGCTACGAATCTGCAAAGGTCGGCTTGATGAGGTTATTGGCTGGAAACAAAATTTAAAACGTAATAAATGAATGACTAGAAAGGGGGGGGGTATTATTCCCCCATCATGTAGATTTTTATCTAAAAAACTTAGCTAAATCCATAACTGCCGTGGTAACTGTTGCAAGAGAAGCACTATTACCGAGCCAACTATACAGTTTCGACTTAGCTATGGCGGCTTGTTTCACTTCAACAATATTTGATTGCACTTGTTTAAGTATTTCAACCGCCTCAGCAAGGAGCGCTATAGGTGTATTGTCTGGTAAGCCAACTTGACGTAGCTTTTTTGGGGGGGGGAGGGGAGATTTCTATAGCCACACCTACTTTTTCAATCACCGTTTCTGAGATTCTTAGTTTTATATCAGATGACGCAACAATTCCTTTGCCACAGTTTGAAATTAAGCAACCTTTAATAATTACACCCATACTTACCTCCTCTAAAAATGAGATTAGTACCAATATATAGAGAAAATAGTAATTCACCAGAGCTATTTCCAATCAAAAACCACCTTGGGATTCCAAGACCTATATCATCACAGAGCAACCTAACAAGGTTACTGTGTAATGACACTAAGGGGTAACCGCAATATCAAAGGAATCGAAAATGACGCCAACCGGATTAACAGAAGAACAAAAGGCGCTTTTCGATGCCCTGACGCAATTACAGAAGAAATTCGTCACTCAAATCCTTAAGGGTAAGAATCAGACTGATGCTTATAGAAAGGCAGGGGGTAAGGCCAAGGGCGATAATCTTCGCAAAGCGGCGCATGTGATTGCGACAAATTGCGACGTTGAAGCCTTTCTGAAGTCCGTTCAGCACGAAACAGTTAACGAAGCCATCATGACCTACGAGGAAGCAATGGAGCGTTTAACGTTGATGGGGCGAACGTCTATTGCTGATCTGGCGACATTCGGCACTCACGTTGTGGGTGAAGATGATGATGGCAACCCGATCATTCGGTCTGTCTGGTCATTCAAAAATGCCAGCGAATTAAAGCCTGAGCAGATGGCCGCAATATCTGAACTGACGGCAGGCAAGGATGGACTGAAAATTAAGCTGCATGATCCGAAAGCCGCTATCAAGCAACTGGCTGAAATGCGCGGGTGGGAAGCACCGAAGAAAACAGAATTGACAGGACCGAACGGTGGAGCAATTCAAACTGTGAATATGACCCCTGATGAAGCCGCCGAAGCGTATCGCAAACTTATGGGCTGATTATAGTAAACATCCAGAAATAGCCCGTTAGATTGATAAATTCTCTATGCAAAATAGAGGGTGTTTTATGCATGCTTTATGCACTCAATTATCTAACACTCTGACCCGTTAACCCTGACAAATAAGCCTCTCACTCTGCTTATTCGATGAGTGCTATGCGCTCGGTGCGGGTAACGGTCATTATGTTAAAAAAACCAATAAAACAACAATTTTCCTAATTTGGCTAGATGGCTATGCATTTAGCCAAAATGAAAAGCACTTACTATTTATTTTGAGCTATAGCAATTTTTGCCAAAGCCAGTACTGCTGCTTGCTTAATTTGGATGGAACTATTAATAGTCAACTCGATTAAACGTTCTTCAACTGCCTTTTCATGGCACCAAAAGTCAGCCAAAGCATCAATGGCATTCAATACTTGTTCATCTGAATCGTTATATGTCATTTGCATTAGTTGTTTAAACATTTCGCTTTCCACAATATTTCCTCAATTTGGTATGGATATTAACTATCTGACCATTAAGCTCAAATATCAACAGAATGAATTTAATATGCCGATCCCATTCCCATTTAATTTCAAGAATCCGGATTACATGCAGGTTTTTGAGTGGCGAATGGAGCGATTGCAGCGCATTCGTCAGCAACCTGAATTGTTGCCGGTTATGAGAGCGTTTTATAAAGATAACCCCGCTCAGTTCATTATCGACTGGGGTATGACGGTGGACCCGCGCAACGTTGAGCGTGGGTTGCCTGCCCGTATCCCGTTCCTCTTATTCCCAAAGCAGGAAGAGTGGATCGAGTGGTTTGTCGAGCGCTGGCGTAATGCTGAACCGGGTATTACAGAGAAAACCCGTGACATGGGTATGTCTTGGCTGACTGTTGGCATGGCTTCCTCGCTTTGCCTGTTCAACCGTGGCGTATTTGCTGGGTTCGGGTCTCGTAAAGAAGAGTATGTAGATAAAATCGGCTCGCCTAAATCGTTATTCGATAAAGCCCGTAATTTTATCTCTCTGCTGCCAACTGAGTTTCGTGGTGGCTGGAGCCTTAAACAGCATGCACCACACATGCGAATTCTGTTTCCTGAAACTGAATCGGCCATGACCGGCGAGGCGGGGGACGGTATAGGGCGCGGTGACCGCACCAGCTTTTACATCGTCGATGAGTCAGCGTTCTTGGAGCGCCCTTATCTGGTTGATGCGTCTTTGTCTGCAACTACCAACTGTCGGCAGGACGTATCAACGCCAAACGGTATGGCTAACTCATTCGCTGAACGACGGCATAGCGGCAAGATTAAAGTCTTCACCTTTCACTGGCGTGATGACCCGCGCAAAGATGATGCCTGGTATCAAAAGCAGGTTGAGAACCTAGACCCGGTGACCGTGGCGCAGGAAATTGATATCAACTACAGCGCCTCGGTTGAGGGCGTTCTGATCCCGTCCGCATGGGTGCAGGCGGCAATCAACGCGCATGAGGTGTTGGGTATTGTGCCAACTGGCCAGCGCTTAGGCGCTCTCGATATTGCTGACGAGGGCAAGGACACCAACTCCTTTGCCGGTCGTCACGGCTTCCTACTTGAAAGCATCGAAGAGTGGTCGGGTAAAGGCGATGATATTTTCGGTACCGTACAGAAAGCCTTTGATATTTGTGATGTACAAAACCTCGAAACTTTCCGCTTTGATACCGATGGATTGGGAGCTGGTGCGCGTGGTGATGCCCGTGTTATCAACGAGCAACGTGAGGCACACCGCAGGCGGCATATCGTCGCCACGCCGTTCCGTGGTAGCGGTGGCGTAACCGATCCCGATGATGAGGCCATTCCCGGCGATAACGGTCAACAGGGGCGGCTTAATAAAGATTTCTTTGCGAACGCCAAAGCACAGGGCTGGTGGAGTTTGCGCACTCGGTTCCAGAAAACGTATCGGGCAGTTAAGGAAAATATGGAGTTCGATCCCGATGAGATTATCTCCATCCCGAAAGACCTCAAAAACCTGACCAAATTAACCTCTGAATTATCGCAACCTACCTACTCAGTTAATGGCGTAGGGAAAATTGTGGTGGATAAAAAACCTGACGGCACCAAGTCACCTAACCTGGCGGATTCAGCAATGATTTTATATGCACCAATGGATAACGCGCTGGATATCTGGCTACGGCTCGGGGGGGCGTAATGTCGAGAAAACGTAGAACAGGCAAAGCGTCATCACCGCAGAGAACCACCGATAGCTATCAAAACCTCACCGCCCGCTATGGGCTGCGCACCGAGAACCAAAGCGCGGATTATAGCTACCAACCGAATTGGACATCTCGCAACCGCCAACTGATAGAAAACGCTTACCGGTCGTCGTGGCTGGTGGGCGCGGCGGTTGACACTATCGCCGATGATATGACCCGTAAGGGGATTAATATCACATCCAAGATGGCACCGGATGCCAAGATGCGGATAGAGGGGCGCTGGGAAGAGTTATCCCTTTGGGATGCGATTAACGACACTATCAAATGGTCACGGTTATACGGTGGCGCAATTGGTTTCATCATGATTGATGGGCAAGCGCCTGAAACACCACTACGGGTAGAGACCATCGGCAAAGATGCGTTTAAAGGGTTGCTGGTACTCGACCGCTGGATGGTTAACCCAACCATTAGCGATAGAGTGACAGCAATGGGGCCAGACCTCGGCATGCCTAAATATTATCAGGTTGTCACCACTGGCAGCGGTATCCCAAGTATGAAAATACACCACAGCAGGGTGATTCGCCTGGATGGTGTAGGTCTGCCGTACCAGCAGAAGCGAACAGAAAATGAATGGGGCATGTCGGTCATCGAGCGGCTATTTGACCGGTTGCTGGCATTTGATAGCACTTCGACCGGCGCGGCACAGTTGATTTTTAAGGCGCATTTACGCACCTACAAAATCAATAAGTTTCGCGAATTGGTCGCGATGGGGGGCAAGGCATTTGATGGGCTAATGAAAAGCATGGACATGATCCGGCAATTCCAAAGCACTGAGGGCCTCACCCTGATGGATGCTACTGATACGTTTGAAACCCACAGCTATGCATTCGGTGGCCTGTCTGACGTGATGGCGCAGTTTGCCCAACAGATAGCCGGTGCCATTGGTATTCCGCTGGTGCGCCTGTTTGGTCAGTCTCCTGCGGGGTTCTCAACCGGTGACGCTGACCTGGCTAACTACTACGACAATATCGGTACTCAACAAGAGCGCCGTTTGCGTCGTCCACTGCGCCGATTATTCGAAGTGATCCACTATTCCGAGTTCAGCTCGCCACTGCCTGACGGCTTCTCTTTTGATTTTAATCCGCTGTGGCAAATGTCGGAACCTGACCGCGCTAACGTGGCGGAAAAAACCGTTAATACCATCAATGCCGCAATGGACTCAGGTTTACTGACGTTACAGGGGGGTATGACTGAACTCAGGGACAAAGCAGGCATTATCGGTATCGGCTCTAGTATCAGCGATGAGGATATAGAGAGTGCGAAAGACATCGACCCGCCGAACCTCGGCGAAAACGCAGATCTCAACCCGCCTGAAATCACGGCGCGCGGAAATCCAATATCAAACTCAGCTACGCAAGATAGCGCGAATGGTCGGCGACATCGTAAATGGTACTTACGATGGTTCTAACGATTCCGTTTACAACGTCATGGATAGCCTTAACCGCTATTCAAATTTGATTGATGGCTGGGCCAGAACCACCGCCAGCAAGATGTTTGATGCCGTTAACGCAAAAGACGTCGCAATGTGGCGCAGTAATTCGCAGGAAATATCTGTGGGTTTGCGCCAGATAGTAGAAAACACCTCCGTGGGACAGGTAGCCCGCAGTATCGTTGAAGAACAGATAAAACTCATCAAGTCACTGCCATTGCAAGCCGCTGACCGAGTGCAGGATATCCATAATCAGGCGATAGAGGCGGTAATTACCGGCGGTCGCGCTGGGCCATTCGCTAAAGAAATAGCCAAATCTGGCGATGTGGCAATATCTCGCGCCAATATGATCGCCCGTACAGAAATAGGACGGGCATCAACGGCATTAACACAGGCCCGTTCGCTCTCTATCGGTTCCAGTGGTTACATCTGGCGCACAGCCGAAGATAGTGATGTTCGCCACTCGCATCAGAAAATGGAGGGTAAGTTTGTTCGCTGGGATAACCCGCCGACCCTTGACGGTATGACGGGCCATGCGGGCGCATTACCTAATTGCCGGTGCTATTGCGAAGTTGTGATCCCTGAGGGCTAAAACGATAGAGCACGGGTTTAGACACCCAAACACAAGGAGCGTTTCTAGCACTGGTCGTTCGCCCCACTTTCTGGTATGGGTATTTCTCTAGAATTAGAAACTTACGAAAAAGCAGAGTTAGGAATAATATGAATAAAAAATTATTGGCCATTATCCTTTGCATGCTACCTCTGGTCGCAAAATCGGACCCATCATTAATGAATCTGATGTGCGTTACTGAGTTCGATTTCCACAACAAAAAAACCACCCAGAATTTAATGATGATTGATGTCAAATCTTCAAATGAAGGCATGGGGTATGCCGTAACTAAATTTCTATCAAGGGATGGCGGAGTAAAGCTTGGGATGACGTACTTTAAAGCTTCAGGAAAAGAAGGTGATGATTTCATACTATTTAGCACCAGACAAAATCTAGAAGACATTGGAAAAGATGCTGATTTTCTAGGGATTGGTCTTAAAAACCAAGGTGACGATGATCACCCCATCTATGGGGCAGTCATTGGTCGAGGGCATGATTCTGTGACTGTTCATCAAACAAAATATTTTTGCATGCCGCAATAATTATCAATACTTCTGATATTTACCATAAATCCTCATTGTGTGAACCCATGAGATACGCATAAGAGTCTTATGTTAAATAGTCGCTAGAGCAGCACAAATATCCCTTATCTCGACAGGCCGCTTAGGCGGCCTTTTTTATGCCCGCAATCCAGCAGGTAACCCATGCAATATTTCTATAACTCCCGCCTGGGAGAGACGCGCTTCACCATGAGCGACGGTGGCCTATTGTGCAAAGACGTCCCGATAGGTCGAACCGGGGTGCAGCTTTACGGTGGTGAAGAGCTGGACGATATCGAGCCTGATAGTGACGGTGAGATCTTAGTGGAAAGGACGGAGGACGAAGTATTTCGCCCTGAAACGCTGGCCAGCTTTGAGGGAATGACATTCACCGTATCTCACCCCATCGAAGATGTCACCCCTGACAACTGGGGCCGTTACGCCGCTGGTCACGTTCAAAACGTCAGGCGGGGTACAGGTGACCAATCAGATCTCATGATCGCCGACATCGTGGTCAAGAAAGCCGAAGCCATAAAGGTGATTCTTGAAGATGGTGTTGATCAAATTTCGGCAGGCTACGATGCCGAATATCAGCAGACCGCCAGAGGCAAAGCCCGTCAATACGACATCATAGCTAACCATGTTGCTCTCGTTCCCACGGGCCGCGCAGGGAAACGCTGTTCAATTGGAGATAGTAAACGTATGACAACAAATAACACTTGGCTCGCAAAGCTACGCCGAGCAATCAAAACCAAAGATGCTGCCGCGATGGAGGAAGCAATGGAAAGCGTCCCATCAGAGTTAACCAGTGATGAAGGTACTGGCGAATTGCCAAAGGCCATCAATATCACCATTAACCCGCAACAGCCGTTACCGAAACAGGAGCCTGAACTAGATGCCATCGCGACTAACGATAGTGGTGACATCGAAACCCGAGTTGCTGCAATGGAGGCGACCTTAGCTGCGATTTTGGAGAAATTGGGTTCCACTACCGACGCCGATCCGGATGAGGAGGAAGAGGGCCGACGTATTACCAGCGATGCGGCTTATCATCAGGATGTTGTTTCCCGTGCTGAATTGATTGTACCTGGCATTAAATTGCCAGAGGGTGGAAAGCTGGCATCCTTTAAACGAACTGTATTGGATGCGGCGTTTAAAACCACCGAGGGCGAGAAATTGCTGAAAGGCATTGTTGGCGATAAGCCAGACTTTGCCAAGATGCCGAAACTTTCCCTTGATGCGGCATTTATTGCGGCCAGCGAGATTGCTAAAGGCCGCAATAACATTCAGTTGAACCACCGAACCACCGATTCTGCCGCACCAAATCGCCGACCTACCGCCGCCGACCTCAATAAACAGAACGCCGCGTTCTGGGCTAAAAAAGGAAACTAATTCATGACAGCATATTTATACCGGATGCCTGCGGGCATTGCCGGGGCAGTCTCACGCCCTCAGGATCTGACTATTGAGCCAGTGCTGATTAATACGGCCAATCCATTTAGCTAGTACGGGCTGGCCGGAAAGTTCAGCGGCAATTTCTTTGTACCACTGGACGAGGACGACACTGCCGACAAAATCGTCGGCATCTTTGTTCGACCATTCCCTACCACGTCAACACCAGACAAGGTGCGCCAAATCGGAACCAGCAACAACTTCGCCGGTGATGCGCTAAAGCGCGGTTACATGTCGGTCAATATTGGGGCTACGGCTGCGGGTGTGACTAAGGGCGCTCCTGTCTACATCCGTATCGCTGATGCTACCGACGCTAGCCCGTTGGGTTCTGTGCTGGCTACCGCGATTGCTGACACTACTGTGGTGCTGCCTAACGCTTATTTCACGGGTGCCGGTGATGCTGCTGGCAACACTGAAATCTCTTACAAGATTTAAGGAACAATCAATATGATCACTTACGACAGCCAGCGCACCATTGATGCTAGCGGCGCATTCCTCATTGGAGAGCTGGAGCGATTAGATCCAGAGATTAACCTGCCGTTGGTGGGGACGACCTACACCCGCGATATTCAATTCCGTGAAGATGTGAATATTGCTGATGAAATCAGCTCATTCACTAAAACCGGCTTTGCTGCAGCCGGTACCGGTGCCAATCCAAAGGGTAAAAACTGGGTTAGCCAGGAATCGACCGCACTGGCCGGCATCAACGTAGATATCGATAAAAAGGGTTTCCCGCTGACATTGTGGGGAATGGAGTTGGGTTGGACTGTGATTGAATTAGCCGCAGCGCAACAGGTGGGCCGTCCAATCGATACGCAGAAATATGACGGCATGGTGTTGAAATGGCATATGGATGCCGACGAGCAGGTCTATCTCGGTGACACCGATTTGGGCGTAAAAGGTCTGGCCAACTATACCGGAGTGGCGATCGGCAATGCGACTAAGTCGTGGTTGACCTCGACCGTTGCGGAGATCCGCGATTCGATTAACAAGGTGCTTTCCGATGCTTGGGCGGCGTCCGGCTATACCGTGGTACCGAAAGACCTGCTGTTACCCCCTGAACAGTACGCCTATCTGGCACAGGTGATTGTCTCTGATGCGGGTAATCAGTCACTTCTGACCTACCTGACCACCAACACTATCGCTTTCCATCAGAACGGCATTCCTTTGAATATCCGCGCGGTGAAATGGCTGAAAGGTGCGGGGGTGGCAGGCAAGGATCGGATGGTGGCCTACACAAATGACCGTAAATATGTACGCTTCCCACTGGTACCGCTGACCAGCATCCCAATCCAGTATCGTGGGCTGTGGCAGTTGGTGACCTATTACGGAAAGCTGGGTGTAGTTGAAGCCCCGTATATTGAAACGCTGGCTTACTTCGACGGCATTTAATAACTCATAGGGCCTCGCCGGAGGCCTGTAAGGTGAAATGATGAAAATTGCAGTACACACCCCGTTTAAATTGTCGTTGGCCGGTCAGCCCGATATCAGCTTCTTGGTCGGCACCCATAAGGTCACGAAAGAAGTTGCCGAGCATTGGTTCACATTGGCGCACGCCGAGGTGATTGACGCTGAAACAGAGCACAGCAATACCGACCTGCAAGCCTCCATGATTGAAATGCAGGGGCGAATCGATCAGCAGGAACGAGTAGCAGTGGAACGTGTTACCACCATTTATGACCTGCAGAAGCAATTGAGTGAACAGGTCGAAGAAAACCACACACACAACGCAACCATTGCTGATCTACAGAAGCGGCTGAATGAGCAAGCCGATGAAATCGATTCACGCAACAACAACATTGTTGACCTGCAAAACCAGATTGATGAGTTGAATAAGGGGAAAATAAATGCCAAAGAATCGAAATCTGCCAACGGTGGAAAAGTTTAGAACTGATTTTCCCCAGTTTTCTGATGTTAATAAATACCCCGAGTCTGCCATTCAATTCCGCCTCAATCTTGCTGACAATCTGTTAAGTGAAAATCTACTGGGTGACATGTTTCCTTACCTGGTCGAATTATTCGTGGCTCACTACACCACGCTGCAAGCCAAAGATGTGCAGTCTGCTGCGATGGGCGGCGGTAGTGGTTCGACTAATGGCGCGGCCTCGTCAAAAAGTGTCGATAAGGTTTCCGTTAGCTATGACAACAGCGCCACGCTCAACCCTGACGCGGGGTTCTGGAACTTTACCCGCTACGGGGCTGAGTTTTACCAACTAGTGACGATGTTCGGTGCGGGTGGTCGCCAGCTATGAAAAGTGGATTAAAGGTGCGGGTAGATAAGGCTAATGATGTGTTAGCAGCATTTAAGGCCATCGGCAGGAAAGATGTGTTGATTGGTATCCCTGAAGAGAAAAGCGAACGAGAGGACATCCCTTTCGGTAATGCAGGGATCGGTTATCTCAACGAGTATGGTTCACCGGCGCAAAATATCCCACCGCGCCCCCACTTACAGCTGGGTGTCAGTTCGGTACAGGATGAAACCACACAGAAGATGAAACAGGCGGCGCAGGCTGTATTGGCGGGCAATCAGGCTGCAGCAGATCGGGCGCTAGAGCAAGCGGGCACCATCGCCAGTAATGCGGTGAAGCGCTATATCACCATCACCGGCTTTACTCCATTAGCTGAGAACACTATCAGCGCTCGTTTACGGCGCGGTCGCACGGGGAATAAACCGCTAATCGATACCGGGCAATACCGCCGAGCAATAACCCATGTTGTGAGGGATAAATATGCCAAATCTTGATGTGACTGACGTGCTGTTTGACCCGGACTTCTGTGACATGTCACTGGTGGTTAAACGGAACGTGCAGACGGTCGATGCTGATGGATTCGCAACCAACACCGTTACTGAAAAAGGCTTTGCGGGAGTGGTTACGGTTGATCGCTCGCTTGAGTCGCGCCGGATGATGTCAGGGAATGTCATTGGTGGCGCAATTCTTATTGTGACTGTCGAGCGGCTTACTCAAGGGCAGACGGGGCGTGATGCCGATATTGTTACCTATCAGAATCGCGATTATCGCGTGACGTTTGTTGACCCTTACACGGCATATGGTGCGGGATTCGTTCAAGCGCACTGTGAACTCCTGCCGTTCGATGGAGGAATTCCCATTGAGCAACAACAGCAGTGATGAGACAGGCTGGCTAACCCCCACTGCTGACGGCCCCGTTTACGATGAGATGCTGGAGCGCTTATTGAGTCAGTGGGTGAGAGGGGTATCCGGGCTGCCCGATGGTCACGTTCGCCCACGATGGACAGCCGTGCAGTCACCCATTATGGAGGCTGATGTTAACTGGTGCGGCTTTGGGGTAATCGATATTCCTGATGATGCCAGTCCCGCCTTTGAGAACCAAACTGAAAACAGCACCGAGTTATGGCGACACGAAGAAATCGAATGTATGGCGAGTTTCTACGGTCCCAACGGGCAACGCTATGCAACCCAATTTCGTGACGGCCTGACCATCACCCAAAACAATGACGAACTGGTGAAGATGGGCCTTTCTCTGGCCCGTTACAGTCGCATTAATCCTTTTCCCGAACTCATTAATAACCAATGGGTTCGTCGTTTCGATATCACTATCAAGCTACGCCGCAAAGTGATCCGCGAGTACGGCATTAAATCGCTGACCGCCGCTACCGTAAAATTCTTCGGAGAATAACCATGTCGCAGGGATTACCTGTTTCTAACATCGTCAATGTGACGGTGAATATGGCTGTGCGTGCTGCCATGGCGCGGAACTTTGGTTCCCTGCTGGTAGTTGGCCCATCGCCTGTTATCGATGCTCACGAACGTCTGCGCAGCTATTCCAGTGCGACAGACATTGCATCTGACTTTGGTCTGACGGCACCTGAGTATAAAGCCGCCAATTTGTATTATCAGCAATCACCACAACCGATTGATTCATTTGTCGGCCGGTGGGTGAAAGAGGACGCGGCTGGATTGTTGCGTGGGGCAATCTTGAACCCGACGCAGCAGCTAATGGCTAACTTTACCGCTGTTTCTGATGGCTCGATGAAAATCAAGGTAGATGGCGTCGAAACGTTGGTTGTAGATGTTGACTGGACAGGCGAACTGAACCTTAACGGTGTTGCTGCCAGAGTTGAGGAATCACTTCTTATCGCAACTGTTACCTGGAATGGTAGCCGCTTCATCATCACATCTAAAACCACAGGCAAAGACTCGGCAGTAAGTTATGGTTCTGCAAATGCGACCGGTACCGATATTTCTGTACTGCTGGGATTAGTTGAGAGTGCGGGAGCGTTACCGGTTCAAGGTTTGGCGAAAGAAACCATTCAGGCCTGCGTTTATAAATTAGCCGACATGTCTAGCCGCTGGTACGGACTGGTGGTTGCTGACCCGTCATTAAGTGATGATGACGTTATCAGCATCGCATCGTTTATCCAGAGCGATGATGTATCGCGAATTTACGGCCACACCACGCAGGTAACGTCTGCGCTGGATGCGGATATTGATACCGATATCGCCAGCACGCTGAAAGCGGCTAAATATACCCGTACGTTGGTGCAGTATTCCAGCGCCAGCCCGTACGCAGCCGCCTCTCTCTTTGGTCGTGCGTTTACCGTGAATTTCAACGGCAACAACACCACCATCACGCTGAAATTCAAACAGCAGCCAGGCATTACCGCCGAATCACTCACTCAGTCCCAAGCCAATGCGCTGAAAGCGAAGAATTGCAATGTGTTCGTCAATTACGACAATGATACCGCCATCATTCAGGAAGGCGTGATGTGTAACGGCGATTTCTTTGATGAGCGCCACGGCCTCGACTGGTTGCAGAACTATGTCCAGAACAACCTCTACAACCTGCTGCATACCAGCACCACCAAAATTCCACAGACGGACGCGGGCGTAACGCGCTTACTGACAAACGTAGAGAAGTCACTGGATCAATCGGTCACTAACGGGCTGGTAGCTCCCGGCGTGTGGGGTGGTGATAGTTTCGGCGTATTGGCAACCGGCGACACCCTCACCAAAGGCTACTACGTTTACGCGCCACCTGTAGCAGATCAGGCACATGCTGACCGCGAGGGGCGTAAAGCACCGGTGATGCAGTCTGCAATCAAGTTGGCCGGTGCAGTTCACTACGCCGATGTCATCATCAATGTTAACCGTTAAGGAGCTGATGAATGTCAAATACTTATAGTTTTATGGACGTCACCGCCTCCATTGTTGGCGTGGGCGGTTCATTCGATCTGGGTTATGGCGCCGCTGTTGCCGAAGAGGGGATTACTACCTCAATGATCGAGAATAAAAACACCATGACCATTGGGGCAGACGGTGAGGGCATGCACAGTCTTCATGCGGGCAAAGGTGGGACGGTAACCGTAAACCTGCTGAAAACCAGCCCCACCAATCGCAAATTGTCAGCCATGTATAACGCGCAGGCGCAGTCGAGTGCTACTTGGGGCAATAACATCATTCTTATCCGCAACACCGCCAGCGGTGACACGTTTGCGGCGCGGGGCTGTGCGTTCCAAAAACAGCCTGATTTCAATAACGCCAAAGACGGCGCACTGGTGGCATGGGTATTTGACTGCATCAAAGTTGACCAACTGCTGGGTACTTTTTAAGGGGTAATTAATGGAATTTACGATTAAAGGTATCGAGTACCGCTCGCAGAAACTTGATGTATTCGCACAGTTGAAAGTCTCCCGTAAGTTATTGCCTTTACTGGCGGGCATCCTCAAAGACCTGCGAAGCGGTACCGTGACGATTGAAACGGCGTTACCCAGTATCGCCCAGTCACTTTCAGATATCAGCGACGAGGACTGCAACGCCATTATTCACCCTTGTTTGGCGATAGTGACACGCAAGCACGGCAAAGCCTATAACCCGATCTTTACTGGCGGCGAACTGATGTTTGATGACATTGATCTGATGGCTATGTTGCAAATCGTCGGTCGGGTGGTGGGTGATTCAATGGGAAATTTTTTGCACGAACTCCAAGAGAGCGCGCCAGTGGCCCCGCCAGCGGATTAGTGCTGGATACTTTGCCGGGTGGAGAGGATTTTATCTTACGCCCGGTAAAGTACCAACTCACGACAATGGGGGAAATCAAAAGCGGCAATATTGATTTACTCGACATTGCGCTGCTGAATGATTACCTCGATCTGGATGCTGAGAATCAGGCGAAAATAGACAAATGGAGAGCCGACCATGAGCAACGCTGAAACAATTAAGGACTTCCTGGTCAGTCTTGGTTTTGAACTTGATGAGGCGGGGGAGAAGAAATTCTCCGCTGTTGTCGCGGGCGTTACAGCCAATGTGCTGAAAATGGGGGCCGTTGTAGAGGGTGCGGCGTTGGCCGTGGTTGGCTTTACCACAAAAATTGCCAGCGGGCTTGATAAAATTTACTTTGCATCCGAGCGAACTGGCGCATCGGTAGCGGGTATCAAGGCGCTAGGTTATGCAGCCTCGCAACTGGGCGTAGATGCTGCGTCAGCGCAAGGCTCACTGGAAAGCCTTGCCAGATTCGTCCGTAACAGTCCGGGGGCCGAGGGGTTCCTTAATCGCCTCGGTGTTCAGACCCGTAGCGCAAACGGCAGTATGCGCGATACATCGGCCATCTTTACCGGCCTTAGTGCAAAACTGAGCAGCATGCCGTATTACCGCGCTAATCAGTATGCCCAGATGTTGGGTATTGATGAAAATACGCTAATGGCAATGCGTAAGGGATTGGGGCAGTTCAGCTCGGAGTATGCGTTAACAGCTAAAAAGATTGGCTTTAATGCTGACATCGCAGCTAAACAATCCAACCGCTTTATGACATCCATGCGTAATCTAACGATGACGGTTGGTCAGGCGCGGGACAAAATAGGCGCAAATCTGGCTGATGGACTGGCAGGGGATATTGATGCTCTGCGCAAGCAACTTCTCGATAACTGGCCGAAAATTGAAGCGGTGCTGATGAAAGTTATCAAGGGCATTCTCTGGGCAGGGGATGCGGTTACGCGCGTATTGTGGCGCACCGGTCAGGCTGTCGGTGATGTCATTAACTGGTTTAAAAAGCTAGACCCGGTCACGCAACAACTCCTTATGTTGTTTGGTGGCTTGCTGGTGGCATGGCGTTTACTCAATACAGCGTTCCTGACGTCGCCAGTGGGGATTGTTCTTTCTCTGGGTGCAGCGCTTTTTGCCCTGTACGACGACTATAAAACATGGAAAGAGGGCGGGAACAGCCTCATTGATTGGGGTGAGTGGGAACCTGAGATAAACGCTGCGCTCAAGGGAATAGATGATCTAACGAATTCCATTAAAGGTGTTGGCGTAGAGATTGCCCGGCTACTCAACATTAATTTGAAAAACTGGACGCTAAAAGGCGATATCGAGAGCCTGACGAAACAATTCGGCGAGTTCGGCAAAATGATATCGATGATCGGCGATCTGATTAATGCGTTGAAAGATGGAAACCTGAGCGAGGTTGGCAGGATTGGGAAAGCGTTATTCAGTCAGGGTAGCGAACAGCCGGATGCCATGCCTGCCGTAACAGATAGCGCGAATAGTGCCGCTGATTGGTTTAAGGATAAAACTGGCTTTGATCCCAGAAGTGTTGGGCGATGGCTGCGTGGTGAAAATAACGAAGCAGAACCCGATCAGCATACTCAGCCGGATGCCATGCCTGCCGTAACAGATAGCGATTTGTTTAATGATAAAATCGGCTTTGACCCCAGAAGTGTGGGCCGGTGGTTACGTGGTGAAAATAACAGGGCAGAACCTGAACAACATGCCCAGTCAGCGCGTCGGATAAAAAATATTGATCTCCCCGGCACTGTAGCGGGGCAATTCAATGAGACCGTTGAAAAGATAAAGGGCCAGAAGTTCGCGGATAACTTTACCGATGCCCTGCTGCGATTAGTTAACCGCGCTGCTGAGACCGTCAGTCAGGTTGTTACCCCTGCGGTCACGCCGTCAGGCATGACCGCACCTAAACCCTCATCGACTGGAGCTGCTTTACTGGGTTGGTTACAGCCAACGTTCAGTAAGCTTGAAGCACTCTATAAGTTGCCAGCGGGCCTGCTTAAAAGTGTGGCAATAACGGAATCGAGCGGTAATCAATACGCCCTGTCTGGCGCGGGTGCTAAAGGGTTATTCCAGTTTATGGATCCGACAGCTAAAGATATGGGGCTAAAAGGCAATGACGTTTTTGACCCTGAAAAATCCGCCGCCGCTGCTGCTAAATATCTCAACATGCTGCTTAAGATGAATGGCGGTGATTTGGATAAGGCGCTGGCCTCATATAACTGGGGGATCGGCAATGTCAAGAAGCACGGTTTAGACCTGATGCCACAGGAAACCCGCAATTACATTCCCAAGGTACGCAGTAATATGCCTGGCGGCGGTGTGCAGCAGGAAACGAATATTCATATCCATGGCGTCACTGATCCGGTCGCGGTCGGTAATGAGGTGGCGGGCAGACAGACCGGCGTTAATGCCCGACTCACTCAGCAATTAAACACGGCAACCCGATAATAGGAGGGTGAATGGATATTCTTTCTGCCATCTTCCGGCAGCAAACGCGAAAAATCGGGGTACTGGTACCCAGCGTGATTATCTCTGAAAAGCATCAGGACGCGCTGGAGATAACCGAGCACCCGGTTGAGATTGGGGCTGCAGTTAATGACCATGCCTACAAACGCGCCGCCGAGGTGACAATGGAGGTGGGTTTTGCGGGTGGCGGTTCACTGCTGGATTTTGCTGACACAACAAGTATCGGGTTAAGGCTGGGTAAAAGTCCGGAAGAAGTCTATCAAGAACTCATCGCGCTACAGGACAGCAGGGAGCCAATTGACGTCATAACCGGTAAGCGGAAATACAGCAATATGCTGATCCGCACTATTGAAGTGACGACGGATAAAACAACTGAAAATGTGCTGATGTGCGTTATGACTCTGCGCGAAGTGATTATGACTCAAACTGAATCGGTCATGGTCGCCGACAAAGAGAACATGCAGGATGGGGTGAGCACCTCAGCCATGCAAAATACCGGCACAAAAGCACCGGCTCCGACTAACACATCAGTTTTGAAATCTGGACTTGATTGGATTAAAGGGAACCTGACATGAATATTCAAGAAATCCCGTTAACGGCCAATAACCAGTTTTTTAATATCACACTTGGCGAAAGCTCACTTAATCTGCGGCTGGTTTTTCGTGATGCAGCCGGCTGGATTATGGACGTGAGGGATAGTGGTGGCGCGGGGCTGCTTTGCGGTGTTCCGCTGGTGGTCGGCGTTGACCTGATAGAGCAATATCCTGATTTGGGTATCAGTGGTGTCTTTGCGGTGCTCAGTGATGATAGTCGCGAGGAATACCCGACCAAAACCAACCTTGGCACCGGCAGTCATTTATATTTTGTGCAGAATAACTAAATCAATCCACTCAATCGAACCCGCCACTGTGCGGGTTTTTTTATGAGGTTTTTATGAGTAAGAACTGGATACGTCACTTTGAATTGATGTTGTTGGATAACGAAGGTAAGGGGATTAATTTCACTGATTTTAAAGTGACCTTTAATATTGAGTGGTACAACACTTCCTTTCCTCGTGCGGCTATTTTCAAGATTTATAACCTGTCACAAAATACCATTAACCGGATCACCGGTACCGAGTTCTCAAAGCTGCGATTAATAGCCGGTTACGATGGTTCGACCTCTCCGGACGGTCAGAATGAAGATGCTAATTTCGGTGAAATCTTCTCGGGTGATATCCGCTACACGATAACGGGCAGAGATAACCCCACAGATACCTTTATTCTGATCCAGGCTATTGATGGTCATGAGGCATTTATAAGCGCCACAATAAACCAGACGGTGGCTGCGGGTTATACTGTGGCCGATATTAATAACCTGCTGATGCGTAACCTTGCGCCATTCGGCATCACTCAGGGCATCATGCCGGAAATGCCATCAACGGTATTTCCGCGAGGTAAAACCATGTACGGCATGACGCGGGATTATTTGGATAACGTCGCCAAGCAATGCAAAGCCACCTGGCAGTTTGTGAACGGCAAGGTTGATATGGTGCCGAACGATAAGTATGTGCATGAGGCTATTGTGCTGAATAGCAATACCGGCTTGATTGGCATGCCACAGCAAACTATCGGGGGCGGTGTTAACGCTCGCAGCCTGATCAACCCTAACATTCGCTTGAATGGCCTTATTCAACTGAACCAAGAGTCAGTATATCGTGCGACGCTTTCCAGCCGCGATGTTCAGATGTCAGGTGGCAGGCTTGAAGATCAAAACGATAATGGCAACGTGACCGTAAACGGCCTTGTTAATCCACCGGCCAGCATTGCGACCGATGGAGTGTATATCGTCAGAGGGATTAGTTATACTGGTGATACGCGCGGCAACCCGTGGTATATGGACATGATGTGTGAAGCGCGTGGGGCTAAGGATTTGGTCACTAATGCATCGAGAGAAAGGGGACTGTAATGAGGTATTTGTGGGTACTAATGTTATTCATCGTTTTGCCAGCGTCAGCTGCCATTCAGTGTGGAGGCTATCGTCTCACTGGTGATGGTATGACAGTCATTAATGGTGAAACTGTCACCTCACAAAAAGTCACGTACCTCGGTGCTAAAGGTGATGATACGCAGATGAAAATGGACATGGCTATCATGCCTGCTCGCGATGGCAACATGTACGGTTTCCAGTTTATCAAACGTGATGGCAAAGCCTTTCTAAATGTCCAACTTCTACAAAATAGTATGGATGCCCCGAAAATTATAGGTTCATTTCCCTGTAAGAAAGTCAGTTAGCTAAATAGCTTAGCCCCATCGAACCCGCCACTGTGCGGGTTTTTTATTGGAGTTTTTCCATGACGGTATCAACAGACTCCCGATCGGGAGAGTTAGCTGAAACACTGCGAACGTCGCAATCCTCTGTGTCGTCTCAATTGCGCGTGGCGATGCCGGGGATAGTTCAGTCATTTAATGCTGACGCCGTAACATGTGACATTCAAGTAGGCATTAAAGGCGAATCAGGCGGGGAATCAACCAACCTCTCGGTGCTAACTAATGTACCGGTCGTATTCCCGCGTGGTGGCGGCGTCACCATGACATTCCCCATCAACGCCGGGGATGAGTGCTTATTGATTTTTGGTGATCGGTGTATTGATTTCTGGCACCAGTCCGGCGACATACAAGAAACCGTTGATGAGCGTGAGCATGATTTATCTGATTCTTTTGCCATTATTGGCCCCCAGTCACAGGCAAAGAAAATCAGCGGTATCAGCACCAGTACCGCACAGTTCCGCAGTGATGATGGCTCAACCTATTTTGAAATAAATCCGACAACCAAAAAAATTAAAATCGTGGCACCTGGTGGCCTCGACATTGTGACGCCTAAAGCGGAATTCTCCGCTGAGGTGCTGGTTAATGGACTGTTCACGTTCCTTGGCGGGCTGGTGGGTAGTGCGGCGGAGGGCGTTTCTGCGAAAATTACTGGTGCTATTGAGTTTATTGGCACTATTACCTCTAACGGTAAGAAAATTGATGATACTCATACCCACAAAGATGTGCAGTCGGGTAATGGCAGCTCTGGCGGGGTGAATTGATATGCGCTATCGCAGAGAGGACGAGAGCGGCGATTACACATTCGGGCAGGGTGATAATACTTTTCTTATCGACTCTCCGGATGCAGTTGCTCAGGCGGTGAAAACCCGTTTTGAATTATGGCGCGGCCAATGGTTTTTAGATTTAACCGAGGGTACGCCTTATATCCAGTCGGTGCTCGGCAAGCAACGTTCTGACGTTTATATCCTAGCTATCCGTGAGCGGATACTTGATACGCAAGGCGTTAATTCGATATTGGAATTTGAAGCTAATTACAACGGCGATAATCGCCGCGTCACTTTCACCGCAACAATAGACACAATCTACGGCATCACAAACGTTACCAGCGAGGCATAAATGTTAAACCTTGATACGCTAGGGCTGAATGCAATTGTCAGCGCTACGGGGATAACTGCGCCCGATTTCGAGACTATCCGCAGCACTCTGGTCAGTTATTTCCAAGAAATTTACGGCAGCGATAGTTATCTTGATGCTGACAGTAAAGACGGGCAAATGATCAGCATTTACGCGCTGGCAATCCACGATGCGAACAATAGTGCAATTGCGGTATATAACTCATTTTCCCCGGCAACGGGGGTAGGGAATGGCCTTTCCAGTAATGTGAAAATCAACGGTATTAAACGTAATAAGGAGACTAACTCTACAGTTGATTTACTGCTCACTGGCAGCGTAGGGTTAGTGATAACCAATGGTGCGGCGCGGGATGCTGATGGTGTGCGCTGGGATTTACCGGCCAGTGTGACTATTGGTCTGGATGGCACGGCAACGGCTACGGCTATTTGCTCGGTACCTGGTGCGATTGTTGCACTGGCCAACACGGTGAAAGAAATAGCAACGCCGACGCGCGGCTGGTTAAACGTCAATAATCCAACAGGAGCCACTCCGGGCAAGCCGGTAGAACTGGATGCAGAGTTACGTGTCAGGCAAGCGGTATCAGTGGCGCTACCATCGCGCACGGTGCTGGATGGTATCTTGGGAGCTGTCGCGGGAATTGGTGGTGTTGAGCGATACCGTGGCTATGAGAACGACACCAGCATTACCGATGGTAACGGCATACCCAGCCACTCGATCTCTATCGTGGTTGATGGGGGTGACGCAACAGAAATCGCACAAACTATCGCACTGAAAAAGGGGCCGGGTTCCGGGACGTATGGCACCACCACAATCCCGATTAAAGATAAATATGGCATTGTTCACCCGATTAATTTCTTCCGGAAAGGTACCGTGCGGGTTTATGTAAAATTAGAAATAAAGGCGCTACAGGGCTATACCTCCTCAATTGGAACCGCAATTAAAAACTCAATAGCGGAATATATTAATGAAATAGAAATTGGTGAGCCGGTGCGTATTAAGCGGCTTGATCTTCCCGCTCAATTAAATGGCAGCATTGAACGGCTGACTTACGATATTACACGATTAGAAATCGGTATTTCCCCGGTGGCACTATCTGAAAGCAATATCGAGATAGCCTTTAACGACGCAGCAGCTTGTGTGCCGGATAATATAAATTTAGTGGTGACTTAATGAGTGAGACTAAATATCAACGTCTCATCACGTCATATCACAAGAATAAGCCCAAGTTTTACGACCATATATCTCTTATCACCGCGCCACTCCTCGGTATACAGCAGACGACAAACCAACTTACAACCGACTTTGACCTCGATAGCTCAATAGGCAATCAAGAGGACGTCGTTGGTCTGTGGGTGGGTATTGGCCGAAACATCAGAACGCCAATCACCGACGTCTATTTTTCATTGGATACTGAGGGGCTGGGTTTTGATTTGGGTAGCTGGAAAGGGCCGTATGACTCGTTAACCGGCTTTACCCGATTAGACGATGAGACTTACCGCACGATACTGCGGGCAAAAATACAGGCCAACAACTGGGACGGTACAGTCGAAACTCTCAGTGATATCTATCAGAGTATTTTTCCTGATGGGCGCACAAAGATATTCGCCGTCGATAACTTCGACATGACCATGACCATTTACATTGCCGGTGAGCAAATCTCATCAGTGATGCGGGAGGTTATTGCGCAAGGGTATTTGGACGTTAAACCGGCCGGTGTCGGCGTTACGAATTACATCATTTCAACCGAGGCCGGGGCGTTATTCGGCTTCGATCTTGACAACGAATACTCCTCAGGATTTGACAGTTCGGCGTGGGGTTTATCATTAAGGAAAGCAAATGGCTAAGAATGAAATTCTCCCGTTCGGGATCGGCGCTAATGCTAATGTGTTGACCCCGGCTAAATATGAGGCACTGGCGGCGCGAATTGGCGGATTCTCGTCAGGAGTGGCGGCGTCAGAGCAGTTAAATACCGTTTGGCGTCAATCTACATTTATCGCGTCAGTATTGGCGCAGTTTATTGCCAACAGATCAAATAAGGATGTGCTCGATGATGGAGGCACAGCAGCGCTGCTAACAAACTTAGAGTTGGCGATTAAAACATATGCAAATAATAATTTACCAGCCGCATCAATCACTGTGGCGGGTATCGCGAAGTTATCGAGTGAAACGAACAGCAGCAGCGAGGCTTTGGCTGCAACCCCGAAAGCGGTAAAAACGGTCAGCGATGCGGCATTAAAATCATCAAACAACTTAAGCGAAATCAAAGCTGCTGGAACAGCTGCGATGGCTGCCGCTATAGACAATCTCGGTATTAGCGCCAATTTAATTCCGGTGGGAACCCCGATACCTTGGCCGACGGCAACGCCGCCCGCAGGCTGGCTAAAATGTAATGGAAATTCATTTAGCGCGACAACATACCCAAAATTGGCCCTTGTATATCCATCGGGGGTTTTACCAGATTTGCGCGGTGAGTTCATTCGTGGCTGGGATGACGGAAGAGGAGTTGATGCCGCACGCGCGTTATTAAGTGCGCAGGGTGACGCAATGCGCAATTTAACCGGCAGTTTTAGTGGCACAACAAATAACGATGCTTCTTCCACTCTTGGGGTTAGCACTGGGGTTTTTGCAGGCAGTACAACATTATTGCCAGCAACAACCGTCACCAGCACTGGCGCGAATACGCGTCCCGCAACAATGACTATTAACGCAGCATTGCAGGTGCCAACTGCAGCTGAAAACCGGCCCCGCAACGTCGCATTTAACTACATAGTGAGAGCTGCATAATGACTATTGAATTTTTTGATAAAGATGGGTATGCGATCGAGTCTGGTATTGTCACTGTATATAACATTTCATCTGAAACTAGAGAATATATTGGAAAGACAGAAGAATTTATCACTGTCGGTACCGGATTACCGGCACACGCATATTTAGATGAACCGCTTAAAGCCAAAAATGGATTTGCCGTATGTCGAACCAAGGATTTTGATTCTTGGGAATATGTTGCAGACCATCGCGGCGAAACGCGTTATAGCACAATAACAAAACATGAAATAATGATTAAAGAGCTGGGCGAATATCCGCAAGACTCGACAAATCTTATTCCATTTGAATTTGGCAAATGGAATGGAACCACTTGGATTGTTGATGAATCAGAAAAATCAGCAGCAACAATACAATCTGCGGCGCTCAAAAAAGCAGAACTGAAATCTATTGCTGACTCTGAAATTAGTTGGCGGCAAGATGCGGTTGATGGGGGTTATGCCGAGCCGGAAGAAATAGTTGATATCGCGACATGGAAGAAATATCGAGTGCTATTAATGCGTATTGACACATCAAAAGCCCCAAATGTTGAATGGCCAGTAGCGCCAGAGTAACAATCAAGGCCGGGCTTAATTGCCCGGTCTAACTTTGGGTAATATATCCAAGTTATTGTTCCTAACTTGAGGGTTCATGATTTGGTAACTTATTGATTATATTATTACTCTATCAATGCTCATGTTAGGATGGCTAAACTTAACCCTATGATTTAAATTAATAAAGCGCAGATTTTAAAATC